GTTTGCATTCTTTGTGCAATATCAGGTTGTTGTACATATTGTTGTATAATTTGCATTGCGACTTGAGAACCATTTGGTCTAGCTGGCATTTCTATACCTGCAAATATCTTAGCCAAGTCACCTGTGACATCTTTTTGTACTTGCTCTGCAGAATCTTCTGCAGGTTGCAAGATAGCATCAGCTAAGACAGGATCAATAGCGTTCACCATTGCATCCAATAAACCTTGCATATTAATACGACCACTAGCATCCATTTGAGTTAAATTAACAAGTTGTTGTAATTTAGCTTCTTGTTTTTCAGGATCGTTATTTAATACATCGTAATTGATGGTTATATCAAAATCTTCATTAGGGTTACCTTTTGTCATTTGCATAGACTCAGGTACGCCTGTAACTTGAAAGAATACTTCTTCAGGACCGAATCTTTGAAAACATTTAAAGCACATTTTAATAACTTCTGAAGCGTGCATTAAAAATTTATCTGCCAAAAACTGTTTACGAACTTGGCTAATTTGTGATGTTTCATCTAAACCAACCAATCTATCAGCCTGTAAAAGCATTGTATCTTCTAACTCTACTGAACCTGCATTGTAGCTTGGTACATCAGCAAAGTGATAATCATCTTTTCTTCTATAAGGTATTCTGCGACCTGGACCCCAATCTGAAGGTGCTTGACCTATTGGGTGCAATAAAGGTGGTAAAGTTGATAAACTATTCCTGTCTATTCGAGAATCTCTTTCTACTTTAACTTGATTTTGTATTCCTCTAAGTAGATCAGGAACAGTTGTAGTATCATAAAGTCTTTTACTATCTTCTGATAATTTAGTTACAACTACAGGATAATCTTCGTATCCATTCATTAGTTCAAACTTAGCATAGCCTGGGGCAAACTCATTACCACTAAATTCTTTATGAAATATAGTTTCATATATACCTTCCGAGCTATCATCAGGATCAATTAGTCTTTGATAACCATGAACTATTTCTACTAATTCTTCTGCTTCATAAGCATTGTCAGTTAAACTATAGCTTCTGCGACCCTCTTGTTCTCTTTCGATTGAGTCTGTACTTACACCTCTGTATCTAGCTATAATGTAATCTACAAAATCTTCGTCCCAACCATCTGTGGATACTTTATTTTTCAATTCTTGTGGAGTATAGTATGTTTTATAAAAACAATACGGTGCTCTTTGTGGGTCTGTAACATATGGAGGAAAGAAAAAGTCTCCGTCAGGTGCTAAAGTTTTTACTTCAGGTGCATCTATTGATCTTTTAACTACAGGTATCTCTGCTTGTCCTGTTTCTCTTAATGACATTAATGCTTCCTTTGCCCTTTTAGGCGTAATGCTAAAACTAATTTCTAACATTTCTGTAATTAACTTATCATCTGATCCATCCATTACAGATTCTACTAACTGAGGTGCTACTTGTACCATTTGTTGTAGATTCATTTTTTGCAAAAATGTACGATCTTCTTTTATCCAACCTACATATGTGATTAAAATACCACGCTCTAGTAAATAGTTAGCACCTAGTTCCATTTCTCTTTTGAATCTAGGTATGTAACCTGAACTAATCATCCATTTCAAAAACCCTGAAACAACTTTTGCTCGACCTACATCCTTTACACCTACAGGAAAAGCCTTAATGTTTGAGCGATTTAATGCACTCATAAACATAGAAACAAGCCTAGTTATTCTTTCATCAATAACATGGGACTCTACATCTGATGCACCTTCCCAAGGAAAAGCATCTGCTCCATGTTTTCTGTGGTCACGGCTTTTGCCTGCCCAATAGTTGCGTCTTTCATCGTAAGATGTTCGGCATAAATCAAAATAATGCTCTAACTCAGTTACAGTTTGTTCGTATGCATTGCGTAGTACGCCTACATCCGGTTCTTTCTTTGCAAAGGTTAAAGACTCAGAGGTGTTTTCGTTGTCCATTTTGTATATATTCTATCAGATGTATCAAGTATCATCTGACCATTTAGTGCGTCTCCAAGAATACACAGGCTCAGGTCCTTTGTTATCTGCTTCAAGTTGCACGAACTTACCTACCAATTGCCTAGAATATCTAAGCGGTACTTTAACAGGAACTTTTTTGGCTAGTTCCTTTACATATACCATAATGTAGTTCGGATTAGGGGCAAGCGATATAGCCTGACCTCTGTATATTACTGTAATAGGTATTAGGTCGTCAAATATTTTTTGACCTGCATCATTGATCCAAGTATTTTTACCACGACCTGTTACCATGTCTTCTTCAAGACTGTTTGTTACAATGTCTTGAGCTTCTTCAAATGAAATCTCAAAGTCATTAGCAATTTCTGTTAGTTTTCGTTTTGGCATTAGTAGCCTCCTGTGTTTGTTAATGTTGTTTGCATATCTTTGAACTGTACATGATCAGGCCCTTCACCTCCATTAACCATACGGAGATACCTAATTACATCAAAGAAATCTTTTAGGGCTTCGTCAGATTTGCCCTTTGCATTGTAATTTATTAAAGATTCTATTAGATTGCCACAATCTTCGTGCACATAGCACATAGGACAGTTCGCTGCATCTACACTTTCGTTAGGGTTATAACTGAACCAATCATCTAAAGCAGATATACCCATGTCTTCGCCTCTACCATCAGATGGCACAAAGTTCATATCATAATCGTAGAAAGATGTAAACAAATCATCATTGTCTTCATTTTCCTTGGCAAAATACCTAGAGTCACCTATTCGCTCAAATACCTCTATTCCAAGTTCTTCTTCAATTTCCCTAAACAGTTCAGCATATCCTCTAACATTATATCCGAGTTTTTTAGATGCAGGACCGTATCTCCACTTCGGATCACCATAGATAGCCCACTCTCCATATGTATTTCTGTCGGGCCACTCTCTCCGTATAAAAACTCTACCTTCCTTGTCCACGGCTGCCCAGATTGATACATAGTTTCTAGCTCCGGCAGGGTCGACCACTTGATAACAACTATATCTTCGCTTATTGGTAATATCTGGAAATTGCATTCCGTATTTGTTTTTTGTCTGAGATAGTACATTTACTTGTGTATTAAATAATGGTAACAGACTTGTCATTGATTTAACAGGTAGCCCATATGCACGAACTTTGATTTCGTCTTCAGGTCTGTTACGCAAGTCTTTTGCTATACGATCATAACCACCAAATGGATTTTCATCTGAATGCAAATAGCATATAGATGCTTCTCTATCAGGACTGTACTGTTCTATAGGTACAAGTTCGTTATTTAGTAGTTTAGCTTCTCTTGTTTGTGTTGTTTCTGCACCCTTGAGGTATTCAGATATAAATGGTGTATATCCGTCAATAGGTGTAAATCCTATAAGTAACTTAGAGTTTCTAGTAGCAAGACGGAATCTAAGGGTATTTACCAATGTAGCATCGCCCAGGTACTCATCAAGCCAAGCTCCTATATTCAATCCTATAGGGTTCTTGAAACCAAACTCAAAACCCTCAACTATAGTCTGATTGTTAGTAAACTGAGTATAAGTCTTAAAATCTACCCTAGTTCTAGTGTCAGGAAAAATAAAGCTACTACCTGTAAAACCATTCTGCATAGAATAATTAATGTATCCTTCTATACTTTTAGTTTTCTTTTTGAACTCTTTGGGCATCATCTCCCATATAGCAGCTTGCTGCACTTTGACAGATGTATCTGCATTTTGGCTAAAACAAACTAAATGACCATCCCTAGACTCAGTTACTGCCTTCATGACCATTTTAGCACAACCTGTAGTTTTACCACTACGATTACCACCTAGGACTAAGCATTCATTGTTTTCTTCCAGGCCCCTCTGCATTCTCTCCCAGCCTGCAAGATCAAAGCCAAATTTTAATGGATCATCCATACTTGCTTGTATTCTGCCCTCATGAACCCTGTGCAGATCAGCTAGTAACTTGGGATCATTCTTGCCAAGCAATACTATCTCTTCATCAGTAGGGGGCTTTACTATAGGATGTTGGGTAAATACTAATTCCACTACTCTTCTTCTTCCTCGACTTCAGACTCTTCGCAATCCCATATTATGTCTAAGTCGTCCTTATTCATTTCAGATAAGGTCTCTCTGAGTAGTGCTTTACCTATAATATAATTAGTATAATCATACTTTAGTGCATCTTCAGAATCTAAGCATACAATGGCATAGTTGCCAAAATGCTCGGACATAATTGAGGTTGCTCTTTCAAATGCTTCCTCTTCATGGTCTGTCATTTTATTGTTGCATTTCGCCATCTATTACCTCCGCTTCTTTAATTTGTTTGATTCTAGCTTCCGCTGCCTTTATTGTATCATGGTAGTCTTCAGGTGTAACTACACTTCTGTTTTCGGTAATAGCACTAGCTTCTCCTCTAGCAGTTAATGCCTGCCTTGCAGAATTGGACTTAGCTATGCTTATTTCTTTGATGTCTTTTGGTGTAGGCTCATATTCGCCAGTCTGTATCCGTTCCCTGACAGATTGCACTACATCTTCTTCTAAACTCTCTAGGTTTACATATGACCTAGCAGATAGCTTGCCGCCCATCTCTCTAAACTTATCTTTGTAATCTGCATAATCTACTAGTATCCCTATCACTACAGGTCTAGGTATGTCATACTTGCGAACTATAGATGTCTGCGAAACACCTATGGAATACAAATATAGCACCTTGGCAACCCTCTCAGGGTTGTACCTAGATAAACTCTTTACCTTTAGTAACTCTTTGTCCTTGGCAACCTCCTCTATGGCTGCCCTAATCTCATCTTGTAGCTCGTCTTTTTCTGTCATACCCTGCTGCAAATCTGCAAAACCCCTGTTGCAAATCTGCAACACCTATACCATACATATATACAACATATAGTATATAAGGATTTTTATGTAATCATTAGCCAAATGTCAACCCCTGTTGCGATATATAGGCCCTTGAGCATTCTAATTTTTTATGGGGCAGTTTATGGATAGGGATATTGACGCACCCTCAAAAATTTTACCCCCTCCCCCGGTGCCAGATGGGGCCAGGACCTATGCAGGCTGCCGACCTGTCGCCAATTTTGGTCGTGTTGGCTAGGGTGTGGCTAATTCAAGAAACAGGGTGAAAAGGGTGACCGTTTTTTGTACTATGGGTGACCTTTTTTCCTTAGAAAGGGTAACCCATTTTAGGTGCATTGGTTACCGTCTTTTAAACAATGGGTGACCGTCTTTATTTAGTAGGGTAAAAAAAGGGTAACAATTTACTTGAAAAGGGTGACCTTTTTTGATTCATTAATTGTATGAACAATAAAAATATCAAAATCAAATTCACGCCACAAGGTATGGTTGAAGTTCAAACCGTACTTTTTGAAGCTCTTAAGGCTTCTTATTCATTACCTTTCAACCTTAACAGAAAGGCTTCCAAATGATTACACCTGAACAAGCTCAAAGCATTGCAAGCACCCTATTAAATGACCGTACAAAAGGCGTTGAAATCGAGTGCTTTATTGATCGTTCTAAACTTACTCAAATAATGAGTGATCTTGAGGAATTAGGTCACAAGGTTGCAAACCTTGGTTATGAGGATGCAAAGCACCAAATGAGAACAGATCCTTTTAAATATGATTTCATCATTACGACAGATGGATCACTTGAAAGGTCACAGAGCATACCTGAGATTTACATTGGTAAAGAATTTGTGACAAAGCCTTTGCACTCAAATGAATTGTTCAAGCATATTGACGATTTAACAACCGTCTTAAATGCACACGATTCTAAAGTGAACGGCACTTGTGGTTTGCATATGCATATTGATGCAAAAGATTTTAATGCTAAAAACCTTAGAAATGCACTTAACTTTTATAAGAGGTACGAAAAAACATTAGATTGCCTTGTATCACCCTCTAGGCGTGGTAGAGGTGCAAGATATTGTACTACTACTGAAAACCTGCCTAACAGCCTTGTAAATGGTGCTAATACAAGTAGAGGTGACAGAGTAAGCTTTAACCGATCCAATAACGGTGAAAGCATTAAATATCACAAACTAAATTTGAGAAATTACCACTCATCAGGCACAATCGAATTTAGACATTTTAATTCTACATTGGATTTCTCAAAAATTGTCGGATGGTGTTCCTTGTGTGATATGATCACAAGCAAAGCCTCTAAAGGTCAAAGCATAGATGCACCCTTAGCACACCGTAGAAATACAATGCAAGGTTTGTACAATCTGTTTTTAACTCTTAAGCTAATTCGTAGAGACAAAGGTGAGGTTGTGCCTTTCTCTACTGAGGCTTATATCCTTTGCAAATGGCTAAATGATAGAGTTAAAGACAATGGCTTTTATAATGTAGCTTATAAGGTCAATGAGTTAGAGGTTGTGGTGAACGGTCAAACGATTGACAATGACCTCATACAAGCCAAGACAGAGGCTTTAAAAGCTCTTGTAAAACATATCAATAACTCACCACTAGCCTCACCTGTTTTAACTAGCTTTTTGAGTGATGAAACAATACGCTTAATTGCTTCAGGTGTAGAAATATAATCTTATGAAATATCCAATAGACATAAATTCAAAATATCTATGGTTAGACGATTATGAAAAAAAGGGTATCCCATTGCCAAAAGATTATTGGCTATTTAATGGGAAAGTAATACCTCGAAAATAATCCAAAACCAATGCACAAACCCTGTCACAACGACAGGGTTTTTTTATGCTCTAATTTGATTTGTTACCCTTTACCCTTGGCAAAAATTAAAGGCGATTCTAGGTGCATTTGTGTGCCTTTATTTTGGCAATTTGTGTTCAGGGTGTAGGCTTTGTTTTTGATCCATAGCAAATACCCTACGCAAAACCGTTCACCGTTTGCTTATGGGTACACCGTTCACCGTTTGCTTATGGTTTCACCTTATCACAGGTCAGGTTTGTTTTTTTTGTGCTGGGGAACACCCAAAATTTTTTTTTCAAAATTTCCTGCTGGCTGGGGCTGGCTGGAGCTACTGGGAATGCATATATGCGTAAGTGCCTAAAGAAGAACCATTTAAGAAGAAGAAGAATCAAATCATGGGTACACCCATATAAGAAGAAGGGTCACCCATTTTAAGAAGACCATCCAAAAAAGGGTCACCCATTCGGTGTTGATGGGTCACCCTTTTTATACTGTATTTATTGTCCATGGATTGCTTAAGAGGTTGAAAATCAATAACTTAGCGTCCAGCAGCCTCCGGCAGCTTCTCCAGCTGGATCAGGCTGGGGAGGCAAAAAATTATTCCGTGTCAGGATGAATTGGCTAGGGGCCATCAGAAAAAATAAAAAAATAAAGGTTTGACAACTAGTGAACATTTTTGCACACTAGTGGATTAATAACTATAAAAGAAAGGACATATCATATGTGTTTAATTATACACAAACCTAAGAACAAAAGAATATCCAGTTCAGTACTACAAAAAGCCAAAGTGATTAATCCTCACGGCTTTGGTATTACTTATCTCGATAGTGGACAAACTTATCGTACATTATCTTACAACCGTATAGACTCAATAGTCGATACTGATAGACCTCTTGTCTGTCATTTCAGGTATGCTACAATGGGTGACCTGACTCTTGCTAATGTTCACCCATTTGCAATTGATAGCAACTATTTGATTTACTCAAATGGTACTGTCGATGGATTCGGTGACAAAAATACATCAGACATTGCATACATTGCAAAGAACATCATTCCAAGATTACGCAAAAAAGATTGGATACCGTTCCTTGAGATTACTGATACAAGATATGCAATCATTGATGTCAATGGTGGCAGGGTCAAAAGAGTTGGCAATTGGCACGAATTAGATGGTGTACATTATTCTAAGAATAACTGTTTCACCTCAGAGCGTGTGGCAGTATATGGAACACTCAAGAAAGGATACAACAATCACAAGATCATTAAACATTCAGATTTTGTAGGTTGTGGCGAGACTGCAGAGAAGTTCCCATTACTTGTCGATGGGTTACCCTATCTATATGAAGAACCCAAAAAGGGTCACAATGTTAAGGTCGAAGTATACGATGTAGATGATACAACTTTAGAAGATTTAGATCGACTAGAGGGTCACCCTACATTTTATCAGAGAAAGAAATGTTGGATTCGTATGGACGATTGGAGTCAATCTAATTGTTGGGTATACTTTGTTCAGCAGGATTTGCCAAGAGGTACAACCGACTATGATATGCAAGATGCATACAGAGGTCGTTACCATAATCAAAACTATTACAATCAATATAATTAAAAGAAAGGAAATATCATTATGCCAAATTGGGTAACAACAGTCATACATATAGAGGGAGAACAGAAAGAATTAGATAGATTCAAGAAGTTCTCTATTAACGATAATTATTATCAAAGAGAAGAGAAGATCGAAGATAGAAGAATACTATTCGATTTCAATAGATACATACCAAAGCCAAAGGATGCCGATTGGTATACTTGGCAATG